TTTGTTATAGTTGCTTTTGCAAATTTCTGGCGCAAATGATAGAAATGTTGTGTTTATCACTAAACACATTCCGCCAACCAACGAAGAGTAAACGGTATCAACTACATCAAATTCGCCAAACGTAAACAATAAAACAATTCCTTCTTTTTGCCAATCCTCCAGTAGCAATCCTGCAACACTGACGTTATTATAAGTGCTTATCACATCGCCAGTTGACGGATCGTAAACATTGCCACTTTGAAAATAAACTAATGATTTGCCAGTCCCTCCATCAGCAAAAGCGCAATCTCGCCAGTCTATTTGCCCAATATTTTCTATCACTTTTGTGCAAACAGATGTTATTAGCCCATCAATTAAAACAGATATATTTTCGTACGAGGTTCTGATTTGCTCAGTTATTGCACAGTCATTTTTAAACAATTGATAAGCGCACACATCCTGTTTGTTTGTGCGTTTTTGTTTAGACCAAAGCGCTTTGTATGTGCCTATTATTTCAGAATCTCTGCACTGCAATGAGTTAATATCTGACATATCTATAAAAGCGTCGGGGCGATTACTGCTCGCATAAACGGTAAATGTTTTTGACCACAAACCGCCAAGTGAATCTAAAATATATGCAGTGTAGTCTCCTTCGGCAACACCTGTAAAGGTATTTGAGTTTTGAAATATTGCGCCGTCTATTGAATATGTTAGCGTTGTGGTGGTACCTCCTGAGACCACCATGGCATTAATCTGTATATTTTGATTAATTACAGAAATAGTCTCTATGCTCCATGTGACAAAAGGAGTAATAAAAGGATAATTATTGCTTATGAACCCTAAGCTATCCTCTATCTCAAGAGGTGGAAGAAAAAGGAAATTACGGAAAATATCAAGATAGCAATAAGGGGCTGAAAAGTACTGAGTTGCGCCAATCGGAATATTATTAATGTGGCATGGCTCATTATAATTATCCACCTCTATCCTAAATAACACTCTGTTATTTCTATCGGTTGGGGCTTGTTGGGCAACAGTTGCTACAACCGTTAATAGCTCTTGACTCTCCGCCGTGACTACTCCGTTATAAGGCGAAAAATTAGGAATCATAGTCTCTACATACTGTTGACTAAACGCGTGGCCGTATTCCGTAGCTACTAACTCAATATAGTCACTCCCTAGCGTAATTGTAAAAGGATAATTAAGGCCGTCTATATATATAGCTTGCAAACAATCCATTAGGCTTGCTCCCCACGTTGGCCAGTCGCTATCGTATGGATTGTTAGCAAACGATCGTACCGATAAGCTATAATTGTTAACGCCTGCGCTTTTTGCATAAATAGCCACTCCATCAAAAAGACAAATAAAATACTTGTCATCAGCTAAAGGCGATGCGTCTGGGGTAGGAATACTAAATTTTATTGATGCAAAATTGGCCATTATCTGTTTGCTCTTATAAGTTTTAGTTCTGCTTTGTTAGTGTTCATGTCGATTTTTGCAGTATCAATAATACCGTAAAAGTAGCCAATTTTTAACAATGTGGTAGGGTTTGCAATTATAAATTTGAATTGATCGCTTGTTATCAAAGCATCTGAAACATTTAACGCAAAAGGCAAAAATAAAGGCGGTGTTAATTCTGACACCAATATAGTTTTTGTTTCCGCCTCTCCATTGATTTTTAGATTAGTGTTTTTTGCCCCACTGACAAATTTTATAGCTTTTTGGGGGTATAAATACAGGCCGTTCGATATTACATTATACCATCTCTTTAAAATTGAAAGCGGTGTGATACCTACATTGTACGCCGTATTTGGGCTATCCACTCCAGTAATTGTGCCATAATCTGAGGCTAATTTAACTATTACACCAGACGTGTTTTTTTTGCAAATAATTACAAAATTATCGGCATCAGCTCTGTAATCTAGTTTTGGATTATGCCGATAGTCTAACCGTCTCGCTAATTCTATACCTATATCATCAGCTCGGTATGTTACGGTTAAATCTGTTTTGTTGTTTGAGCTTTTTACAAATGTTTGCCTTTCCGCTTGTAAATTAAAGCTCTTTAATCCGCTCGCCTCCTCATAACTCTGATCCGTGTAGCCGTATTTGATGTTAGTAACATGATCTGACTCAATTAAATTGACTTTTATTTCTCCGTATTCTGTTATCTCAATAAAATTGGTTAAATCGTATGCGTCTTCAAATTTTTCTAGGTATAATTTGTCGTTTTTAATCCACCCGACTAGATTAAACATATTTTGCATATTTTTCAGCAACTCTCCAAAATTGAAAGTAAGATTTGCTAAGTCATCGGGAAAGGATCTAATAAGCAATCCGTTTAATAATGCGGTGTAAGCCCCAACACCATCTGCTGCATAGCCTATATTTTGCCTGCCAAAAAAGTTGCTATAAAAGGCGTTCTTTGCTCCAGTTGTTTGCGCTATTATGCGCTCAAATGTTTCGTGCGCCAAAGCGCATTTTGTTGTTGTTTGATCAAAGTTTGATTCTGAGTAGAGTTCGATTTTTCCGCCACTTACAGATCCAATTAATCCATAATCTAATTCAGATCCTGTTCGTGTCAACGCAAACCAAAAAGATAAAATGATAGATTCGTTATTCTGCAAAATAACATCCCACTCGCCAATTAATGACATATTGCCACCTGAAAAATTTACACCAGAATACCCATCCGTCATTTGTATTGATGCTATGGTTTGAGACACATTGTTGTTTGCTCCTAGTTTTTGCAGGAGTATATAAATGGTAGGATTCCCTAGCGAGCCTACACCATATGGATCTAATCTTATATTTAGATCAGATATTTTTATGTGTAATTTTGTTGTGTTTTGAACGTGTTGCAATAAACACAGATAGTCGGGGAATGCGGGATCACCTATAATTGTAGCAAAAAGCGTCTGTGTTGTGTCAACTATTTTTGGAATTGCAGTGTTAAGGATATCTGTAGCTAACGATATTCTGCCTGTCGGGCGCGCCTCGGGAGAATCGAATTGACCAAATTTAACCGACTGCAACGGAATATTCAACTCGGCCGATCCACTTAGCACGCGGTCTGGCATTGTCAGACCAGCATACGCTGGCAACCCTATATATTCGCCGTCTATGGCCTCTGTTATATTGTAGCGCACATTTGTATCGAGTCTGTTAAATAACTTTTCTTCAAATCCACTTACTGCAAAGGTGATTTTTAAGATTGTTGTGGTGTTTTCGTACGTTTTCAAGCAAGCCTTTAAAGGATTGCCATATTTTTTAAAACTACCACTATGTCCAGACCCATTGCCTTCATAAATTTGCATATAAACCTCGGCCTCCATGCCTCCCGAATCTATCGCATTTTGAATAAATAATCTCGCATCGCCAATAAACTCGAAAACATTAGTAAGTGACACTAAATGACCTCGCAGAGTTTCATTTCGTGCGATAGTTTGCTCCATGCCGTCCCAATTTTTGACGTTTTCAGTGCCAAAACTCAACGTTGAGGTGTTATAAATCAACTTATATTTCCAAGTTTTCATTTGCGTAGATTGTAAAGTACGTTACTATTAGCCATATCGGCAAAGGAATTTTTGGGAGTGTTTACCACTACTTTTGTGTTTCTTTGCGCCTGCAATTTAAGCAAACGATTGGTTTCTTTTTGCTCTTGTAAAAGTTGGCTACTAAGTAATCCATCTTTTTTGTTTAAATAGCTCCAAACCTGCAATTTTTGGTTCTCTTGTAATATTTTTTGCGTTTCTATTGAGCTAGTAACTACCGCACCGCCCATGTTTTGCATAATAGTAGGTTCTGTTACTAATTGCGTTTTACCGTTTTTTGTCACAAATTCTGGTGCCACTTCCCCGACAATAAATGGTGTACTAGGTGCGTTTTTAGTTCCTTTGTCAAAAGCTGGAATAGGTTGTGCTAAAACAATACCAGCCTGAACTGCCCCGAGTGCGCCAGCTGCAACTATCAAAGGTATCGCCCATGGCGCGCCCACATTTGCGTAGGTTTTCATAATCGCCTGAGCTGTGTTCATTGCTATTTCAGCTATTGCAATAGCCCTATTGATTTCAAATTGTTTACGCTGTGATTCTTTTTTCTTCTTTTCAATTACCTCTAAATCCTTAGCCTTTTGTGCTTCAATGCCTTTTATTTGCCCTTCTATTTGCGCCCTTGATTCTACTGTTAATTGGTCGTTATCGAGTTGCTTTTTTAGTGCGTTTTCCTGTAATTTATATTTATCTTCAACTTGTTTTGCCTCTTTATCATAATTGCTTTGTTGTATTTCAAACATAGTATCTACTAACTGTTTGCCAGTATTCCATGCATCTGTGGCTATTTGTTTTTTAGTATCGGATATCAATTTGGCTTGTTCTGCCTCTTTATCAAGCCTGTTTTGCTCCTGCCTCATTGCCTCATCCAAAAAGTCCTCAGACTGCTTTAGCGATGCGGCTTGATATTCTTTTTCGTCTTTTAACTTTTGCTCTTTCGCATCTTCGCTTGTTTTTATATTTATCTTTTCAACACGCTCCCATTCTGTAAAAAAATCTTCTGCAATTTTGTCGCTTTCTGCTTTATATTTTTTTGTGGCCTCTAGGTTTATTTTGATTTGCGCCTCAGATAAACCCATTTTTGTAGACGGCTCTTCCTCTAACTTTTTTCGTGCTGCAATCTCTTCATCAATAGCACGAATTTTAAGCTTAGTCATATCAATTTCGCCCTGAGAAACTTTTTCGATACCACCCATGCCTATTACTTGTAATTCAAACTGTTTATTCAAGTCTTTAAGTTTTTGAGATAGCTCAATGGTCGATGCCGATAGTTCTGAGGCTGTTTTACTAGCTAGTTCTTGCCTAAATGACGAAACAATTAACGAATCTTTTTGGTCATTTAAAGCCTTAGACATTTGACCCAATTGATCATTCCATTGCTCAACCCACATGGCGCCTTTCATGTACTGCCCAGACGCTAGCCCGTTTGCTAGTTTTGTTGAAAGTATTTCTATTACTTCGCTAGTTGACTTCCCTTCACCTTTGAGTTTTGCTACTTCGCTATTGAATGCTTTTAGATTATCAGAAACTTGATCTAATTCTCTACCAGCCATTACCCATGCCGAAAAATCAAGAAAGTACTTTGTCGAGGTAGCAACCCATCCCGCCGTCCAAAACGAACTCCACGCAGCCCCAAATCGTGATGCCGCACCGCTTACGGTATCCATCTGAATTTTTTGTTGCTCAAATGCTACGTTTGTACTCTCCACCCCCTCTCTAAATGCGGTATATTTGTCAATATTTTGCACCATGATAATTCCCGCCGTTTGGTTTTCAATGCCAAACATTTTGCTCAGATATGCAGCCTTATCAATAGGATTAGCAATATCATCAAGGGCGTCTTTGGTTTCAATTAACGCATCTTTTAAGTTAAATTTGCCACTTGCAAAGCCTTTTCCAGCTTCTTGCAATTTCATTATCACGCCTCGCAACTTAGTTCCAGCCTCAGCTCCGTATATTGATTTCTCGCCCAACACCTCAAGACTTGCAACCGTATCTTCAAGGCTCATGTTTGCATTATTGGCCACCGCGCCAACATTTTTAAAAGCCTCTGCAAGCGATGCAACTTCTGCGCTACCAATTTGCGACCCAGCTGCCAGCGCGTTAATAATTCTATCGCTATCTTTTGCGCTAAGATTAAACTGATTCATTCCCGCTCCCAATGCCTCGGTAGCTCCCGCTAAATCCAACATTCCGCCAGAGGCTTGAGAAAGAACAATTGCGCTCGCTGTAACTTGTACTAATGCTTCTTTTGTCTTTAAAAGTTCGGGGCGTATTGAGCCGACGCGTTCAAATGATTTTAGCATTTCATCGGCCGCAATGCCAAAAGCCGTGCCCATGGATTTAGCCTGTGCCTCGTAAAACAGCATATCCTGTTTTGTTGCTCCAGTTATCGCGCGCAAAGATGCCGAAGCCTTTTCAAAATTTATGTTTATATCTAAAATCTTTTGGCCAAATGCCAGAGCTGCCGCTCCCACTGCTGCCCAAATCATCACCACGCCACCCCATGCCCGCTCGTAATTTCCAACATGGCGGGTGTTTTGCCCTAAATCGCTATCAATTTCCTTTAATTGCTTATCTAGTTTGTTGGCCTCCTCTGCGGCTTTTTTGTATTCCTTTGAATTTAACCCATATTGGATAGCCAGCTCTTTTGCTGTATTGCGGGCGTCAATGTGTGCTTTTGATAACTGAGCGTAAAGGGATGTTTGTTTTGCTAAATCCTTTGCGGTTTTTTCTGCTGCTCTAGTTGCGGCGGCATCCGATTTGGCAACATTATCTTTTATTTTTTGCTCTGCCAGAAGAGCCTTTGCGGTTGCCTCCCTTAGTTTTACTTCTTTAGCCTGTAAATCAAGTAATGCTTTTTGTGCCGTGGCTGCATCCTTTTGAATTGCACCATATTTTTTTTGAGCCTCAATAAGTTCAGAAAATCCCTTTATATCAGCCAGTGCGTTTTGCAACTTAACCGCATCCTTTGCAGTATCTAAAAATTGCTTTGACGTTAATTTTAAAGCCTCGTTTACATCGTTAAACGCCTTGATAATTATCTTGTCGTCTAATATATCCGCCTTTTGTATTTTAGCCATTATTTTGGGTTTTATTGCGTTGGTCTTCAAGTAGATTCATTTCAATTGCCAGCCATTGGCGGACTGTTTTCTTTTTAGGATCGACATAATATTTTTTTATATCTGAGATCCGCTCAACATATTGATCAAAGTTTGATGTTGATTTTTCAGAGGTGTTTAATTTTGCAAATTCCGCCTCTTTGATGAGCCATTGAGTTTTTAGGTTTTTTGATGCGTTGCCTATTTTGATGAGTTGCGGCGTCATGTCGGTGTTTTCATCTATCATAAATCCACAATTGGCCAGTATTTTTTCGCTTTCCTCGTCTCGATTCATAACAGTCAAATTACTGCACGCAATCATAATCACGTCATACTTAATTTTTAGCTTAAGTATCTGTTTTTGCACATTGAGGATTTGCGAATTTTTGCCCATTTTGATTGTAGCATCGCGGTACTCTATCAATATTTTGCTGTACGTCTTTTCTAAAACGTCAATTGGCACCTTGGATTCTTCGTCACGTTTTAACCACTCAAGGGAGGATGTTTCGCCAATTTGGTTAAAATTCCACATTGGCAAATTGTCAATTGAATTATAGTACGATAGCATCTAAGTAGTTATAAAGGTGGCTATTAAATTTTTCTCTCAGTTTTGGTAATTCTCTTTCTTGCACCCCGAACATATCTTCACCTTCTTTTGCCAATAATTTTGACGTTTTCGAGTCGGTGGCAAATATGGTAATATCTTTTTTTGCAATTGTGGCTTTCATTGATTTTTGAAAGTCTCCCGTATCAAATAAATCAGATCGGGGTGGATTTAATCCAGAAGCAAAAGATCCCTTACTGTCTTTATAGTCAACATAAAAAGGGTTTCGCAAAACAGATAATTTTGTACCATCAGATTTTTCGCCTCTCATCATAGCGCGCCTGTTAGCCTCTACAAAGTCGGGCTTCATTGTTTCAAAAATCCTATCAATCTCACTGTTAAGACCGGTAGTTATTTTGTCAAATCTATCTGATAACTCTTGAAAATCCATATATGCAAATATAACAAAAAAAGACGACCCTAAAGCCGTCTTTTTGTGATCAAGACTTAACCTAAATTATACCACAGTAACCGTAACAGGCGCTAAAACCTCGTAGCCTTTAGTTGTTGCTAAAGCTGGTGTTTTCATTGTTAAAAATCCACTCACTAAACCAGTGCCGTTGGCTTCGTATTGACCATCCACTCCAGTGGTTGCCGTTAAGGTAGTGATAGTTTGAGCTGCTCCAGCTGTTGTGGTTAGCGCAAAATCTCCAGCAACAAGGCCAAGAATAGGGATTTTTACACCAGCGTCATTGGCCACATGATCACAATATGCTTTAAAGGTGATCTTTGTTGCGGTGGCAGTAACCACCTCTAATTTAACCGTTTGCAACGAAGTTAAATCGCTGTAATCCCATACGGGTGTCGCCAAGGATGGAATGATAACGGCTGGCCATTGGTTTATTTGGCGTGCATCTTTAAACGAAACAGTCATTGCCGTCTTACCTTTTGCAGTACCAAAATTAAACTGATAATTTTCAGGGTTGATAAAATTACAAGTAAACCCTCTGACTTCGCCAGTATTTGCATTTTTATAACCTAGGATAACCCCGCTTTCAAAGGCGATATAAACCCCAAGTTCTCCAGCCGTGTCGAACGATTGCAACTTGGTGTTGAGATCAATGCCAGCATCGTACATTACTTTAAGACCCATAAGTCCATCACGTACTTTTGATTTTTTCCATGCGGTATCTTCGTAAACTGCTTCGGTGTTGTTGGCCTCTGCGCTGGAGAGTAGCGGTAAAACGAATGCGTCTTTTGAATATATGCCAGCTTTCCAATTGGCTAAAACCTGAGCGACCGAAATGGATGCAAAGGAAAATGTTTTTTTTACTAAAACCAGTTGCATTGGCATACCAGGATCTTCGTTGCAACCAGTTAGGGGGTTTAGGTAGGAGTTTGTACAGCTCATAGTTTTATGTTTTTAACATCGTTTATTAATTAATTTTAATTCGAGATTCTCTATTTCAATAACATCAAAAGGCATATTGCCCTTTATTGTTTCAGTTCCCCAAAAAAGATGGTCGGTTTTGCTGTGCGATTTCCACGCTTTGCCATTCTCTCTTTGTATTAGTTTGCTTTGTCCTAGTGCGTTAATAAAAGCCTCGTAAATCGGATATAGAACAGGTAAAAACGTAGTAGTATAACGATCCGAAGCTGTTAAAGTGGTTTGTGTAGGTGTCAATATAAACAGATTTAACCTAACATCAGTCGTCTCGGTTACAGGGTTTGCCGTCTCTGTAAAATCCTGTTTTAAGTAGATGAGTGGGTAGGCATTTAGGTTTACATTTCCTTTTTTTATGAGTTCGTTGAAAACCTCAATTCCTTCCCCGTGTGCAAAACAACACCCAACAACAGATTCTGCAATTGTTTTTATAATGGCAACTACGTCAACTGGTTTAAAAGCCATACTTATTTATTTTCTCCGTTAAATTCACTGAACCACCGTAATTTATAATCAATTGATAATCACATTCATTTGCATCAATGTAATTATAAATATTGATACACATATCCACTAGTCTATTCCAAATTGACGACATTCTGGCCGCTGGTGAAACTATCGCTCCGTTTTCAGTTTGCGGTTGATACTCTCCAATTCCGTTCCATATTGTCGCATTTTCGCTAAGCAAAAAAAACATAATGTAATTAGAGCAAAGTTCGGCTAATTTGTCGGTTTTTTGCAACCTACCAAAATCATCAGTGTATTCTGCGCCATTAATCAAGTTATCGTATAACGGATTAGCAGTTGGAGTAACGGCATCTTTATACGCTTGCAGTCCTTTGTAAAATTCATAACCGAACAACTCTTTCAAAAAACGCGGCTCATGAGCCGCGATAGCGGCATTAACAAGAGCCTGAGCTGTTGTATCGTTTGTTAAATTAGGGATGTTGGTTAATCCGCTTTTAAAATATGCGAGCGTGGTAAAATTTGCCATTACTTTAGTGTTGCTATGCCTTTATAAATTAGACTCATTGCCAATTTTGCAGAAACATTTCTAATCTCTCTACCCTTTTTAATATGCGAACTTTTGCCAGTACCTACAATGGTTTGCAATCCAATAAGCTCAACCACTTCAATAGTATTTTGCTGTTCCGATTGCTCTGTTTGCTCAACCACTTCAATAGTATTTTGCTTATTTGGTTTGCGTCCCACAATTATTTTTTTAGAGATATCCTCAAATTGCTAATCTTTGCCTCCGTGGCTGTTTGTGTGACCAACACATTAAGAAATCTATAATATGTCTTAGTGGATATATTGACTAGATTAATAGTTGAGTCAGCACCCCCACCATACCATCTCTTAGAATCAATATCGGTATAAGCGTCTGTTGCAAAAACCTTGCCCTGCAATTTAACAATAGCCCCAGCCGCAGCAACTTGATCGGACAACTTAATTTGCATTTGGTAAAAAATACCATCTTCTTTGTTGAGCGTCAATTCCTTTGCCCACGGCGCGCCGTTTATCGCGGAATCGGCCGCCGTCCCTGTGTACTCATAAAAATACGACGATCCAAAAGCGGCAGTTTTGCCAGTTTGTGCATTTGCACTAATAGATGCGCCAATAAAGGCAATCAAAATAATTAACAATTTTTTCATTTCAAATAAAATTTTAGGATTTAAAAATAGGGGTGAAATTAATCACCCCCATAAAATTAAGCTGTGACCTCTTCAATGCCAGCCAAAGCAGCAGCAATTGAGGAAACATAAACAATACCTTTTTTATCCTCATCCTCTACCAGCACCTGCGCGCGATAAAATAGAATTGCTGTAAAGGTATCGGCTTCAATATCCTCTTTGCCAAATTGACCAATACGGATATTAAGGTTTCGTTTTGTCCACAACTGAATCAGTGAGGCGTTGCCGACAATAAGTTCATCATCCCCGATCAATTGATTGGTGATGACCTTAAGTCCTCCTAGCACATCTTCGCCAGTTATTAGCTTGTTTACAATATACTGACCGTCAGAATCTTTAGTTCTCCTTAGCTTGTTAGCTGTTTTTGGAGACATCCACACAGTGTTGACTACATACTTCGCAATCAAGGCTTGTGTGGCGCAAGCGTCAACTAGATCTGAGATATTTGGCTTAAATACTGGCGCTGCATCTGTTGGCTCAAAAGCGGTTGATCCTTCTCCAATAATACCGTAAATTTCACGAGGTTTAGTCGTGTCGTTGCCCAACCCGTTCAGAATTTTATCATCTACAAAGAGTTGAGCCTCTGAATACAGTTTCTCTTGCAATCTCTGCGCAAATTGTGGCAAATCCTCAAATGTTTCAACACTAATATACTGTTTTGCCGAAATCTTAGCCATTTGCCTTGTTTTCTCAATCGCAGAGGCTTTATTTTCAGATACCGTGTTTGTCGATTCTCCAGCATAACCAGCATTTGAGGTGTAAGAGCCGGGCGTCCACATTATCAAACTTTTGCCGTTTGATACGTTTCCATTTCGCACATAAGGCATAAATGCAAAAGGGCGAACAGGAGCAAATTTAACAGGGCTAACCTCTTGAGTTCTGCTAATTGTGCCCGTATAGTCTGACGTTAAAATAGGATCGGCTTTTACCTCAATTCCTTGTTTAAAATCATCGGCAAATTTAGCTAAATCAGCAAAGGTTTTAACGCCTTTAGATTCTAGCAAATTTAAAAACGCATCGGCTGGAGTAATAAATTCATCTTTTTTGCCTCCTGTACCTAAAGTCATTTTTGCCTCAATAACATTAGTTCTTTCTGCAAAATCCTTAGCCAACTGCTCCATCTTTGCCTCTAATTCCGTGCCCTTTGCATTTTCTTTAAGGGTTGCCATCTCTTGCTGCAATTCGCCAAAAGATGCGCTTTTTTGCTCTAATTCGCCAATCTTATCAACCGCCGAATTAAATGCTGTGGCTAAATCAAGGGCTTTGCCCTCTAAGCCTTCCAAACTTTGTTTTTTCATTAATACCAATTTTTAATTAAACATACTATTTAAACTGTTGACGCTTTTTGTCGGCTTATCTTTAGCGAGTACGGTTGGCGGCTCGCTTATGAAAAGTGATTTTATTTGCAACAACTTGTATTTTTTCGATTCATTCTTCTCTTCTTTAATGAGTCCATCTAACATTAAAAGAGTATCACTTTTGATGTTAGTGATTACCGACCTTTCATTCCTAGCAATCGTAACCAAAGATATTTCATATATTTTTATCTCTGTAATCTCGCGGATATATGTTTCATCGGTTTGTTTGGTAAGATTTATTGATATTGGAACAAATCCAATTGATAATTCTTTCAAAATCCCCTCTTCTATTTTGGTTTTAACAGTTGCCTCAGCGTCGGAAATTCTAACTTTTATTTCTAAACCCACGGGAGTGTCGTTATAGCTTATGATTTTACCAATTGGCTCATCTATTTCGTGATTATAGCAAAATGCAATTCTATTGCCTCGTTCTGATATTGTTTTGGTAGCGCATCCATATTTTAAAACATCTGAAACGTCTATAGCTCCAAATTCTGATGAGTAATATGGCTGTTTAGCATCTGCGTTGCCATAATTACACGCAAAGCCAGTAATTATCATTTCTTTCGACTGAGCGTCGAGAGTAAAGGATTTTATTTCAAATGATTTGTACTCTAAATCTTTCATTATCAAACTGTTTTAGGTGTGATGGCTGGTTCAACGTAGTATTCATTATATTCTTTTTGATCAACAATATATCCTAGCTCTGCTCTATAATCTCCTTTGCTAATTAAACCGCTCTTGTACATTATATCCAATTTTTCAACTATTGTTTTATCGGTTTCAGCTTTTGCCTTTTTATCTTCCTGTAAACAATCAACATGAGAAAAATCAGCTTTCAAATATATATCTTTTAATTCAAATCTTTTGTTTAGAACAGCTATTTTATTGTTAACAAAAGGAATGATGGTGTCTTGATACAATCGCCTCATTATTGCGGACTGATTAGCATAACTTGTTTGGTCGTCAAAAATGCCTCGCGGAACCCCTAAAAGATCACAACAAGTATTAAATTCGGCAATCGTGCTTTCATCTAACTGTAAATCCTTAATAGGCAAAATCATGTTTTTCCAATCCATTGACACGGTTGGAATCATTATGGGATGTTTTCCGCTTGTAAGTCCGTACAATTTTTGATGTTCTTTTAACATCTCTTTTTTCTGATCGGGGGTCAATGGAATAGCCCCCGCAACATCTCTGTTTGAAGCGGCTGGCGTTAACATACCAATTGCGCCTCTATTTTTTATTACAACTCCCCGCGACTCCTGAATGTGTTTCAGATTTGAGGCGCACTGTTTGAGTGTCTGAAATTCTGATGTGTCCTTTAGTTTTGCATAATCACTATTTATCAAGATGTTTGCCGAACCGTGAATTACCTCATCCGAAAACAATGGTTTTACTCCTTCGACTGTGGAAAAATCATACCTATCTATAATGTCTTCAAGTCTAAATTTTGATGTAATGTCAACTATACCGTTATTTTTATAGTAAACGACAATATCACGAGGGCAAAGATTCCACAGTGCAACCGAATTACCAAATCCAAGTCTTAACCCCTTAACGCCTCTAACAAACGACTCTCCATAAATATTTTCAAAAATCATTGTTTCAGCCATAAGGTTTTGGCCGTTTTGATATGGGTTTGGGTTGTTAATGAGCGTTAAAATAGGATGCTCGAATAGTTCTTCGTCTTCTGTTTTGCTATTCTTTTTGTACAATCTAAACACTGCGTTTGCTACACATTTAGCCTTGTAGTCTTCAATAGCTCTAATATGCGGACTTTCAAAATATATCTCAGCTAAGTTTCCCCAGCTGCACTCATGCGATTCACCATTTATCATAGTTATCACATTTATATCGTTTTGCAAAACCGTGTCTAGTTTTTTAGCAGTACTCCACCAAGCCATAGTAAATTTTTTTGTAAATATAAGAATTTTTTATGAAGTTGCGTATTGTCTTAATTCCATAAACGCGGCATACCTGAGAGCGTCCCACATATGATTATAAGCATCTACAGGTTCGTTTACTTTTATGCCTTGTATTAATCGCCACATATAATTTTCTTGCTCCTTTTTAGCATTGAGATTATGAACGATGTGAATATTGAATCTAAGGAGCAAATCAATACCGTAAATTATTGAGCCGGCTGGTTTTGGGCACGGAAATATATTAAATTGATTTCGTCTTAAATCGCTAATCATTAATGGGGCTGCACAGTCAGCATGGGTGGTCAGTTTTTTTGCATCGGGTTCGACTAATATAAGTCTATTTTGCAACACTTCGCTATCCTTTGTTGGTTCATAAAGTTTTAGCTCAACGTACAAATCGGATTTTTTTGATTTGTCTTTATTTTTAACGAATCGGCACTTGACGTAAGCCGATGGATCAGACGTAAACCCAAAATCTAAGCCACAAAATTCTTTGTCGAAATTGTCGGGCAATTTATCTATCCATGTGATATCTTGAAAGATCAAGCCCTCCATAGCTCCACGCATCCCACAACCATATACCAGCCACCTATATTTGTTTGCTGTTTTATTTTTTATATTTTCTTCGTGTGGTCGTCTTTCTGATTCGGGGAAATGTAAATCTTCAAAATTCCATGGGCAATAGGATTCTAATTCTGCAATTACCGATTCTTCAAGCTTTAGATTGTCTTTATAAGTTGAGCGGGTGAAAAATACGTCTGGTTGCCCTTCGAGATTGAAACACCAATGATCAGTAAATTTAGGATTCCAATCCAGAATCATTAATTTGCGGCATCTCATTTTAATGCCGTTTATTTTCGCCTGCTGTGTCTCGAGCGCTTCGTTTACAAAAATAATATCGGATGGGTAGCCCTCTGTGTTTTTTTCGTCATCAAGGCCACGAAAATATATATTGTTACCCCAAAGATTGTAGTATGGCTTTGGGGAGGTGGTTAGTTTTGATTGGTCAAATATTCCGCATAATTTCATCACGCCAATAAAATCCTTTAGCGTGAAATCTCGACAATGTATCAATGTGTCTCTTAATACATAAATATCTAAACCCTTATCTCTGCTCACATTGCATATATAAATGATAAAATGGAAGGCATCCCAAGTTTTTGAGCTACGACTTCCACCCTCATTGCATATTATTATTTTGTTGCCCTTTCGTTTATTGTTTTTATAAAGTAGCAACATTTTATAAAACAACCGATTAGGCTCAAAATTCATCCTCTAAGTTCATTTCTTTGCCGTCAATATGGATAACAAATGGCTTGTCGTTTAATGATTCGCCTTTGGTGGTGGTGTCAATTTGTTGCGTTACCTTGCCTTCGGTTCTATCCATTATCTCTCTGTAAGCGTGCAAGTCCCCATCCATTGCATTTGCAATTTGTTTTAGGTTTATCAACTCCATTAACGTAAACTCTTCACTTGCTCCATTGTTAAATGGGTTTTCTATTGTTTTTCTTAACGCCAAGAATTTTAATAGTATGGTTTTAGAGTTGAGCGATCCTTTAGGGCGACCGTTAGGATTCCTTATTTCGCCTTTTTTTGGCGGAATCATGTTGTCTAATGATTTTTTATTCATCTAATTAAAATCTAATTAAAATGGTGTTCCTAATGCTGTTTGCGTATTGGTAATTTTTTGCTTTACTTTTTTTGCTCCTCCGCCTTTGCCAGATCCTACCGAATATGCCATAATTGTTATATTAAAGATTTAAAATAATTATAGTTAAAATTGTACAGCTCTTTATTTTCGTGAATACTCATTTGCTCTAATGACTGTGAGCTTCTTAAATTTGCACTACCCTGCATGGTTATGTAGCCATTTTCGCCGTTATGCGATGTTTTAATTAGCACAACCTTTGAATGTATGTTTGTGTAGGAAACATTGAATTTATCTCCAAATTTCACAACTAAATTTTTTAATAATTCAATTGTTTTTGTGTGTTTTGATGTTTCTGTTCTCAAAAAATATTCAGATAGTATAAGATTTATTTGACCAACCCACCCCTTTTCTATCAAAGCCTCCATCATTTCAAAGTTATCTACCCCCCCCGATAAAGAAACAATTGTTAATTCTTTAACAGTTAGGTTGTTTTCTTGAATAAAAGCTCCGATAAAATCGCCAAATATAAATTTACCATTTAAGTTGAAAAATACAGTTTCGCCTCTTTTGATTTTTATTTCTTTAGCCAAAAATGATGCATTATCGTAAACTACATTCTTAGCGATTATCTTTTGATTTTTTAGCTTAACAAAACAGTCATCTATTAGCAAATTGCTATTAACACTATGTTTTCTTCCACTAAAATCAATATCAAAATCAATATTGACATCTAGTTTCATGCCCTAAATTTTTTGATTAATTACAATCACCTTAATATTTTTTAGATAGTCAAAAGTAGT